TACATACTGGTACTGATCCTGATTCCAGATTACATGCTAATCTGGTTCCAAATGTTTATAAGAAAAATCCTAACGATTGTCCAGAGGTAGATAAATTAAAAAAACAAAAAAATGGCATGTTAACTATTTCCAATTTAACAGCTCAAGACATTATTAAAAAATATAATTTGAGAGACTTTATACCTGGAAAAAACTTTAAACAGTTAAGTACAAGTGGCATATACATCGGATACAACCCACAACAGAAATCCTTTTATTTAAAAAAGTAATATGGCCATCGATACAGCATCAATGTTTACGGTAATAGCTGATTGTAATCTCCTTGACAACATGTTTTTGAGTTGTGGGGAGGTGTATCGTGTTTTAGATAAAGATACAAACGGAGGAGAGCGACAGATTACTCAGAACTATTACACTGAGATGATTGGCATGTATGGTCAAAGAATTAATTATTACATTAATGGTACGAATTTAGTAGATGCAGATAATTTATACGGAGAGGCTCCACTAGAAGGATACTCTGTACCTTATTTCTTTGTTATGTACATAGAGGTAAATGATGCATCCCCTCTGTTAAGTAAATATGGCTTAATCTCTGACGATGACATGACTGCCATCGTGACTATAAGTTCTTTTGGTTCAGCACTTTCCGCTCTTTCTGCTTATTATCCATCTGGTATTCCTGAGCCTAAATCTGGAGATTTAATTGAGTTAAATGAGTATGGAACAGATCGCATCAATGGTAGAACTGGAAGAATATTCCAGCTGACTCAACGTCTTGATGAAGATGTTGCTCGCATTAACCCCTTGATGGGCCACTACTTGTGGATATTAAAAGCCAAGCGCTTTGACTTTACTTACGAAGCAAACTCTCCAAGAGAGGGGGCATCTAATCAAGTTATTGATGATACCTTTACAGGTACATTTACTGGAGATAACGTACTCATTGACGGTAACTTAAACCCATTCGAACAAACAACTAACGAAGTATCTAATGATATATTTGATTATGGGGCCTATGGTAATACAGATGATGTTTACGGTGGTTACAGTTAGCGATCACCCTGATAATCCAGCTCCAGCTTAATTGAATTGTAACGCTCGTTAATATACTTTTGCAAGGCAAGGGGCTTTAAAAGGCTGTCAACTTCAGTCTTGGCCACTTTAAGGTCTGAAGCTTTCTGTTCAATAATTTCAATGCCTTCCATCAGAGCCAGCCAACGAGACAGCTTCTCGTTATTGTCGATAATTTCAGTCGGGATAATCTTGGAAATATTCTTCTTCACATGTATATGATACAGGAAAAACATGGGCCTGTCAAGCTTTTTATTCGTCGAAGAGTTCGAAAATTCCGATGGTGTAGGCAGCAAACAGGCAAAAAATTCTGCCTTTATCCTTAGACTTCTCTGGAAAAATTTCGTTGAGGTTGTTCATCATTGATGCTAAAACTGCTTTTTTATACTCTTTCTTTTCAGTATTTTTTTCTTCTTCAAGAATTTCATCAAACACGAGTCGCAAAAGGCTCATTGCATAAGATTGTGGTTCTACTTTGAAAAAATCTGCATTATGAAACTTTGCAAGCTCTACGGCACTTATAAACTCTCTCTTATCCAAACCCTTGCGGCTTAAAAAGTATTGCTTCAGCTGTTCTACAACATGAGTGTAAACAATTTTTGGTTCTTCCATCTTAACAGGTTTAAGACCTGGTTCGCGTTCTTCCATTTTAATCATACAGGTCTAGTAGTAACCGCAGTCTCTATATTTAGGTAAATTGAATTTTCTGATCCACAATGTGGGCAAGTAAAGTTACTTGGCTCAGGTAATTCAATTGGAGCGAACACTTCCTTTTTGCAATTGGCACAAGTTACATCTGTTCCAGATTGTTCAAATTGCATTTCTGTTTCAGATAAACGTTCCACAGTAAACTTATTAAACTTAGACTGTTTATAAGAATTGTAAAAATAAAAGAACAGAAATTGTAAAATAGTAGCAACTACAAAAGACTTTATAAATGGTATTCCGAGGCTGGTTAAAAAGTAGGAAAAACCAGCACTAATAACTGTAGTGAAGAATAAGGAAAGTAACAGCTTGTTAACCATATTAGATTTTATACTGAAGCAGCATTTTATCAACTGTTTTTATTCTTTTCAACACACTGTTTAATAACTTAACAATCTGACTGGCTCTTTCCAATAGCTTAGGGTTTTTTCGAATAACCGGATTACCCATGGATGCTTGGACATTAGACTTTAAATCCATGACCAAGTTATACATTTCTAACGATTTTGTATCAGCATTAATTAGAGGAGCAGGAGACATTTTTGGCGCTCTAATGATGTTGGGGTATTGATTTGTAAAGTAATTTAATAAGTCTTGTAAGGTGTGTGTGGGTGGCTTGAGATCTCGAGCAGCGATGTTGGCATTGTATTTGTTGTAATACATATCCATATCCTCGAATAAAAGTCGTTTCATAACATAAATATTTATAGATATGAAAGCATTTAATCACAGAGTTTTTCATCTGTTAGAACAAGACGAGCCAGAAAATCCGGAATTAAGCGTAAATCCTGACGATATTGGTGATGCAGATGCGTTTGCTTCATCATTGGATGATGGCACAAACCCTCAAGATTTTGATACTAGTTCTCCAACAGGTGCGCCTGCAGTGTCTCCAGAAGAACAAATTAGGGACAAGCAAGTACAGCAATTGGGTCAATGGATTGAGAAATTAACCAGCTTCACAACATATCTAAATGGAGTTGATAATAACTCTATTCAGAAAGTTTTGAATGATGCTGATGAAGGTTCTCTATTCGCTGAAATCGCCAGAGGCGAAAGAAAGAGAATTGCTAGACTCGCTCAGGAAATGTCTGCTTTGACTGAATCTTTCAAGGGCTACATGCTTTCCAGCGACGAAGAATAATTAATAAAACCAAGCTTAACATTACCTTTAAGCTTTCCAAAACTATTATCGAGAATGAATCTTTCTGGAATTTCGGAAAGATTCAATTTTTTTGCAATGTCATTAAAGTCTTTGAATATGGTACCATACTCTTTAGGCCATATAAACACAGTCTCTCCTTGATCCAGCAGAATCTTACTCTTCTTTCTACTAGCATTGTCCAGCCATTGACTATCTAGTACCCACACTCGCTTCATAAGAAACAATCTCTTTAATTGCTGTTCTTGTAAATCAGTAAAGTTCTTTCTGCTGCTCTCTTGAATACCTGCAACAGCCATGCTGTTCTTACTAAAGCACGCGTTAATAGGGCCTTCAAATACGAAGTAATGCTCATTACCTGTATCTATATTATCAATATTAAACAAAGATTTTTGAGCTCCCATTTTACTCAAATACTTTGGAAATGACTTTGTTTTACTGTCTAGAATAGTACGAGTCTGATAGTAAACAATCTTACCTTTATCATAGAACGGAATAACTAAACGATTCTTATGAATACTATCTTTAATGGATATCCAGAAGTCCTTTGGCTTGTTACAGGCCACGTCCAGCTTACGTTCTTTTATGTAATCTAAGGAAGCCTTCACACCTGGTTCATTCTTATAGAATTCCACTTGATGTATATCATTAAGATTAATACTATCTTCAGGCAGAGCGCTAAGCTTAACTTCAGGCTGTTTTTCTTGCTTTGGCTCTTCGTTTACATGGCCATCTGCAAGTACAAAATCTCTTTCAGAAAGTTCTTGAAGTATGTCTTTATCAGACAACTTACACACCTCTTTAACCCAGTTGTATGTCGAAAGACTCAACCCACAATTGTGGCAGCAAATAAAATTCTTTTTGGTAACGAAGTATAAACGTCTCTTCCTACCCCAGGAATTTCCTTCTCTACAAGTAGGGCAACCACCCTCATAAACTTGAGTGTGGCGCTTATACTTTGGATAACCAGCAAACTGTAAAAACTTTTGAATCGCGTAATCGTTAGGAAGCACTCTCATTTGGAGGATTGATAGGATCGCGTGACACGATGCCTCTCTTAAAAAATTCACCAGTAGTAGGGCAGATCCAGATGGCTTCCTTGATGCGATAGTTCGCGTCGGAAGTTTCTCTGATGCGAGGGTTACAATAGTCTCCTGTATAAGGAGATGGGATTTTGACAGGTCTAACAAACGGCATGTTATTCATATCAAATATTTAGTCTCTTTTTCAAATCTTCTATATACTTAGTTAGATTTTTCTTTTTCTCGAAGGTATTAACCCAGATGTTAATGTCTTTTGTAATAGAGTCAAGCTCTAAGTAAGAAATAATATCCTTAAACGACTCTAAATCTAAAGCAGGCTCACTGAGCTGACCCATTTGCTCTTTGTAGCAGATTTCTTCTTCAGGGTAATAACGATAACCGTAATTTAAATCAGACAGCTTCAAATTAGTTTCAACTACTTTTTGCTGCTCTTCTGTAAGAATTGATACACCGCTTTCTGCAACCTTCTTGGCCTTTACTTTACCATAACCTTCTACCCCTTTAACGTTATCAGAAATATCACCCATAATACACTTGTACAGCAAATAATGTTCTTTAGCTACTCCAGCTTCTTGAGCAAAATTAGAAAGATTAATTTCCTTTTTGCCTGTAGGAAAAAAGATTTTAGTTTGTTCATCAACTAGTTGCCACATGTCTTTATCAGTAGAGACAACTATTTTTTCACCGTCCAGTGTATGACACAGCCATGCAATTACATCATCTGCCTCCATGACATTAGGGTAAATATTCTTAATGTTCAGATTGGAAAGCATCTGTTGAATAAGGTCATCGTAATTATGAACACCCTCAAATGGGGTATAATTACGATTTCCTTTATATTGAACAGCAGCCATTTCTTTCCTGAAGTTGGAAGATGGCCATGTTAGCTTTTTATCCCAGGCTGCAAAAATACGGTCAGGCTCGTACTGCTTTGTATAAGATTTTACACAATTAAGAAAGAAATAAACCCCACCTACATTTTCCCCTCTACTATTCGTCAGAGTCTTGTTCTTCGACAGCCAAAACGTCCGATAAAGTAGATTGTTGCAATCTAGGATTAGTGTTTTCATTTTTTAGGTAGACACTTTTGCAGTCTATATAGATATTATACGGTAGTCTCTCAACGAAGTCAACTATTTTCTCGCTCACACCTGATAGAAGTTTGTCTTTTGGAACCTCAAAAACTTTTTCGTTGTCTTCGCTTGGTGTAAGATTAAACATGACATAATTGCCATTATTCTCACTAACAATTACAAAATAATCTCCTTTATGCTTGCCTCCATTAACGAAGTAAAGCATACCCTCATAGTCATTACCATATGACTTGCCTCTATATAAATTCTTAAGTTTGTTAAGCATTGTCCCTCAAAGATACGATGCTCTTAATAATAGCTTCTTCTTCTGTTTGAAATTCAAACCCAAAATTCTTTAGCTTAGAACAGTCCATGATGCAATTTGAACGATTAGCCTTAATTGGCAACTCATCATAGCTGATGAACTTCCAGTTAGGGTTATCATAATTATGCTTGCGATAAATCTCAACAATCTGATCAGTTCTAAGAGGGTTTGGGTTACAGATGTTGAGAGTGTACTTAGGTAATCTCTCCCCATTAGTCTCCAGAAGTTTTCTCAATATTTCTACAAAACCAGGGATGTGAGTCTTTGAATTAACTTCGTTAAGAAGATTATCATACTTACGAATCTTCAATAGATAGTTGCGATCTGTATGTTCTCCGCAAAACGGCATTCTGATACGAAACGTTTTAATGTTGCTAAATTGAGACAAAGCTAATTCAGCAGCATGCTTTGTCTTAGAATAGAAAGAGCTCTTGTCGCTAAAAGCACCGAAATCAGGGATGTGAGTTTCACTGTACGGGAATTCATAACCTGAATAGATGCAACCAGAAGAAATATGATAAAAGCTGGCTCTATACTCTTCACAAAGCCTGGCCATTAAGATAGGCAACTGTACGTTAAGCTTATACGTTTCTTCTTTGTTAAGCTCACAGGCATCTACGTTGGGTCGGCCAGTAAAGCCTACACAGTTAACAACAAAGTCAGGCTCACAGGCCTCGAAAAACTCTCTTAAAGCTCTTTCGTTAGTATAATCAATCTTTTTTCGATCAATTAAGAAAGATTCAAGTTTGTATGATTTTTGAAGCTCTTTAAATAGGTTTGAGCCAACGTAACCTCCGCCGAAAATCGCTACACCAGGTGTACTCATAGTGTAATTATATATTACATTCTTTTGGTGTTCAAGTCTTGACCAGTAATAACTTTTGCGATTAGAGTCTTTAGAGCATCAGCATCTTTTTGAGTCCTGTTGCTGCTTATAACAAATGGTATATTGTCAAGATCATAACCTATAACAATGTAATTTGAGAGGACTTGACCTAAAAAATCCACAGTCATTTTGTAGTTTTTAAGACCAATAGTCTCTACATCTTCGGGTAAAGAAGACTCTAAGTTTTTTTGTAATTTTTTTCTTGATGCTTCATCCATAGCCCAGTAATTCCTTTTTCATTTAAGAAGTTTAAAACAACCTCGAAACTGTCAGTATTTATACCGAAGTTTTTTGGGAACCTTAAACCACCATCATTAAGTTCGAAGTAAAAATCTCCATAGTTTTGTTTATTTAAAACTAGAGTTACCCATATGGCTTCATTTTCTGGATTTACTAATATAGTCCACTTGCGTGGGTCATACAGCTTGTAACCATTAAAAATTCTACAGGCTGTAAACCCAGAGTCTCGTAACCTCTTTATAAAATAACCTTGAGTTGTTATTCTGTTCTTAGGTTTCTGCCAATCCTGATGCGACATATAGGAGTTCAATGTTATTATTATTTAGCTCAAAAATCAAAACTCCAAGGTTAGTATTAATTTTTGTTGCAACATTTCCAAAACGATTGCAGGACACAATGCGAATAATCTCAAAGCTCAGAGCCAAAGGATTATCAATCTCAGAACCAGAGAACGCTGGAGACAACACAATTTCAATAGAGTCCACATTAGACTTGTTCTTGTCAGTCAACTCACTATAAACCCTTCCTTCACCCGTTCTAATGTACAGCTTATCAGTCTCTGAGGCAAAGGTGGAGCTCTTAATTAAAGATTGCAAGTCTTGACCAGCAATATCAAAACTAGTATCATACTTTAATGCCCTTACCTTTTCAATGTTGATGGCAGGGGTTGATAAAATACCGTCTTCTAGAAGATGATACTTAAACTTAATACCCTTCTCATTGTAACTAATGTTATTAGAGTTGACCTTAAGCGTCACATAATCCTCTCTAATACAATCAAGAACCTTGATGAGCTTATTAATATCTGGAATATTGAGTCTATTCTCTTCAGAAAAACTATCCTCAAACTTCCAAACAGCATTTAAAATAACTGATGCATCTGGAGTAGCTACTAGCGCTGTAAGCTTATCACCCTGCAGGTGTAAAGAGCATGAGTTATTAATTCGAGACAAGGGAGTCAGAAACTTGTCTACAAATTCATTCTTGTTGTGAATCGGTATAGTCATCTTTGAACGTAATTTTAATATCTTTCATTTTCTTTTGCAACAGCTTTTCTAAGCTCTTATCGAGGGTTAATTGCAGACGTTCTTGACCACCGACACAAGCTTCAAGCAAACGCTCAACTCTTAGTAACTTCTCTGTTAACAAGGAGATTTGAGCTTCAGAAATTGTTGAAATTGGAGCCTGATACTGAGGCTGCATCATTTGCTGCGGCTGAGGTTGCATCATTTGTTGAGGGGGTTGTTGCCTTACTTGTTGAGGGGGTTGTTGCAACATTTGTTGAGGGGCTGGAGAGGTCGCGCGTTGGCGGTTGTTTGGGTTTGCGGATGCAGGAGGAGCTCCATTAGCCTGCACCCTAGATAAAAAATTTTGGCGAATAAGTTCTTGAGGGTCATATTGTAAACCTTTCATGTTCGGACTGGATCCTAAAGCCAACTTATCAATAGCCTTAAGCTCGCTCGCAGCCTGGCCTGCCAAGTGAGCTATCGCGTAAATGGCTTCTTGATCAAATGGTTCATCCTGGTCGTTACTCATATATGTATTTTATGAAAAATAAAACAGATAGCCACAAAAAAACGGCAGAGCCTTTGCAGCTCTGCCGTCATATTAACTAATTAGTTTAACTCAAACCCTTGAGCAACTCAGCCACCTTAGCATCATCCAAATCATCTGAATCGTCATCAGTTACCTCAGCCTCCACAGGCTTAGGCAAAGTACGAACAGCAGACTTCTTAGACTCCACGAACGGGCTATCATCAGAAGCAGCCTCACCTTTAGCAGCAAGAGAAACCTGAGCTGGAGTTTCGCACAAGAAATGCTTCTCGAAAGCAGCCTTGAGATCATCGTAAGACTGAACACGGAATACAGTATCTACAGCATGTATTGAGTTGTAAATTGCCTCAATCTTCTTATTATCACTCCCAAGAGCTGGCACTTCACCAGGAGAAGAGAAACGAGAAGATACAAACGTCGGAAAGTCGCCTTGCTTCTCAGCCTTGATCTTGAACGAGCAACCAGCTCCACTCAAGTCGAAGATGCGAGAACCAAACTGATCAGCATCTTCACCATTCATGGCCTCATCGATGATCTTCTGAATCTGACGGCCATAGCGAAGCATCTTCACCTTGCCGTTATTTTCAGGTTCATTAGTATCGTTGATAACATACACGTTGACCAACCAATTCTCACGGCGCAACAGCTTCTCAGCCTTGGCCTTATCTTCAGCAGAACCATGCTTCAAGCACTTCAAACGGCCTTCAGCGATCGGATCCCGTTCATTCCAAGTAGAAGGAGAGATGAACTGAACATACTCACCAGTAGCATAAGACTCCCAACCGAAGTTGTAATAATGGAAGAAGGTCTTCTTAGGGTCTTGAATATTAGGAATAAGCCTCACAGTATAAGTATGACCTGGAGGGGTGCGAAGAATATCACGAAGCCCGGTCTTTGCCTTGGACTTGTTCAACTCTTCCTTAATCGACTCAAACATTGATTTATTAAATGAACTCATATTTCGTTTTTATTATAGTTTCTGTTTTTGTTTTTTTCTAGCTTTTTGTTTCTATTATTTTCAGACCTGATCTACAGATCTGTTTGCACTTCTCAGACATTACAAATTTGCGTCTAAGTTGTGCGAAATCATTATACAGGCTTCCAAAGATGAACTCCAGCAAATCCGCAGGAATCTGAAAGAATTTATTTTCGAAGTCTTCAAAGGCGAATAACGCATAAACGTTAATGTCCCTATGTTTTAAATGAACAGCAAAGGCAGGCAAAAGGGAATTCTCCTCTTTAATGCCCAAATATTCTTTTACAGAACAGTCTTTGCTCTTACAGTATTTATAGATAAACATCAGAGATTCTCTACACTTTTTCAAGTTTTCTTCTGAGTCTGCATCTACGCTTTCTTTCTTTTTCATGTGCATGGTGTACACAGAGCGAGCTTTTTGGCTCAAATAAAACTGAAGATCGTAGTACGTATTCTCATCGTTTACATAGATGGAATACGGAGCTAAAAAGTAATCATTAATATCGATGTTCGGGAACCGCTCAAAAAAATAAGCTAGTTTTTTAATCGCAGGAAACTTTTCGTCTTGTTCGAAGTCTTCGAAATCCTGACGTAGTTTAAACGGCTTGTTTTGCTTTTTTCGTGATATGGCTAGAAAAGTATTATATATTCTCTTTTCTGTAGACGTTATCATAGTGCTTTTTTAAGAATCGTTTTATATATTTAGACTTGTAAATGTTTGGATCACATTCTAAAAAGAATCTAATACACTCGAAATCATTTTCAAAGCTGCAAAGATTCTTAAAAAGTCTGATTAGTTTTTTCTCTTGTAGTAGTATAATGAGAATGTTAGCATAGTTCAATCGTTTATTTTTAAGTAAGCAAACAAAAGAGCATGCTTTGTAAAAATTGTTTCTGGTCTCGACTGAACATATGCTGTCGTATGGTTGAATCATATTTGGCTCTTGTGGCGCTTTAAAAGCTTTGTAAACTCTACAAACTTATCTGTCAGGTTACCACTAGAGGCATATTCATACCCATCACCGTCACAGAGAGTTTTAGCAAGTTTATTTACCTTAACATCACAAACTTTGCTACGTCTAAAATATACCTTGCCAGCCTCAAGGCTAACGACAGCTACCACCTCAGCATTATGCTCATTAAAAATAAAGTCTGATACTTCTTGAAAACAACCTTCAGCAAACGTTGCGAAGAAACTATACTTCTTGTTCTTAACTGGAATCATGGTATGATACAAGGCAAGAGAGTCAATAATAGTCTCGCACTTCTTTTGAAAGTATTCAATCTGTCTCAACTGATAGTCATTGAATTGAAAGAAACCTTTCCGGAAGTCTTGATAGAAGTTAAACACTCTCTCAAATGACTTAGAGTTCCAATACAACGTCTCCAGTTGCTTAGATTGCTTGAGGGTATATGTCCTGCTTACAGCATCATCAATTAACAAGACTAACAGCTTTTGATGTTCTGTTGGTCTGATGTCGGGGTATAACTTCTTAAAGATGTTAAAGGCCAGTCTAGTAGATGAACCATCAATCTTAGTGAGAGTTGTAGCCAGCTTAAATTTATACTCCAGCTCCACCATCTTTTTATGAGCTGTAATAATAACTACGTTCTTACAGTCAAGAAAGTTTTCAAATCCAGAAACATCTAGACCGATCACAGTAATTCGTTTAAAGTCAGGCAAGGAATATCGATCAAAGAATCCCTTGACCATGCTCTCAGCTTTCTTTTGGGTTACAAAAAATACTTCAGGCGCATCTTTATGGAACCAGCTGTAAGCTGTGTAACAGCCAGCTCCGTCTAAATCTTGGTTAATAATTAGCAGTTCGTTTTTCATGTCATTTCTTCAGATAATGCTTTGAGAGCTTCTGAGGTATTTACAATTTCTTCATCTGCGTTCAATGTATTATCCTCTTCAAGAGTTAGGGTTGGATAATTAATTTTCATATTAATTGTACCGAAGTTAGGCCCATATCGATTCTTTAACAAACTCATCTTAATAACACCTAACTCTCTATCTTCATCTAACTGCCACAGACCAATCACAACGTCAGCTGTCGCAGCAGTTCCAATACTCTCGCTAATAGATTCAAGTCCAGGATTTTCTTGATTATAACCACTACGGTTCAACTGAGTAGCAGTAATAATTGGACATTTAAAAACATAACTCATGGCGCGAACTTGCTCTGAAGTAAACTTAACTCGCTCATAAGAGTTATCTCCCTTCGGGGCATTAAGTAGATTCAAATAGTCAATAACAATAGCATCAAACTTATACCCAGACTGTTGAAGCTTTTTAATAAACGCTGTTATCTGAGCTGGGGACACAGTATTAGGCGGGAACTCCTTGACCAGCAATCGAGAGCTCGGCAAGTTGAGCTTTTTATTAGTAACAGTTTGCTTCAGACTATCAACATTATTACGCAAGTCGTTAAACGGTATCTGAGTAATATTAGATGAAATACGTTTACAGTAAGCCATCTCAGACATCTCAAGAGTCAATATAATAACACTCTTATTCTGATTCGCAATATTAACAGCCAGGTTCTGCAAGAAGATGCTCTTACCAACATTCGTCTCGCCAGCGAAGACATAAATCGCTCTACCATCTTGCAAGAACCCACCACCCAGCTTCTTATCGAGCCACTCCCAGCCCGTCTTAATATGATTGTCTACCTTGACTAAGTCCTTGCAATGCTTTTCAATATCAACAAAGTAATCGTGACCTTTCTCGTTATTAAGCGAGATGGAACACGCATGCTCGAACTTATCGAGAACAATATTAGTATCAATTACTTCTGCCTTAGTACACATGTCAGTGACCTCCAGCATTGTATTGAATACTGTCTTTTCTTTAATAAACCTCTCTGTATTCTCCAGAAGCTCTTGTTTATTATTAGCCTTTTCAAGAGTCTTGAATTGCTCAACAAGACGCTTAAAGGAGTTCTTTAGTTCATCAGTTACAAGATATGTTTTTACTTCAGTTAAGGTTGGTACATTGGATCGTTTGTTAAAGTAATCTTTAATAATTTCTACGATGTTCTGGACATCTTTACTATTAAAGAGATCTGGCTTCAAGTACTCTACAACTGTACCCATGTAGGTCTCATCAGTCAGACAGTTAAATAGAATAACGTACTCAAAGAAGTCGCTATCTATCTTGCTCGTTTTTGATTTCTTTTCCATTAGTAGTTTTTAAAGTATTCTTTGAAGTAAGCATCACTCTTCTTAAACTCTTCACTAAATCCCTGTAATCCGGGAGATTCATGAGTCACGTAAACCGGAGCAGTGCCCAGCCTCAGCTTAAGTTTATTAGCTTCTAAGCAGAATAGCAAGTCATAATGGTGGAACTTTACATTTTCGTCCCAATTGACGGCTTTAGTCGTCCCAGTGTTTACTGCCAAAAATAAACCATCCATGAGCAAACAGCGCTTACCAAACGGTCCAAAGGATGTAACAAACTCTTTTCCAGTACTGTCAAAGTGAGAAACAGCCCCACTAAAGGTCTTGGGGTCGCACATCATATGCCACAAACCATGACCTTTAAGACTAATATCAGCGCCACCAGCTAATCCAACAACATCAAATTGAGCAAAGGCTACTTGGAGTTTTTCAATTAAAAATGCATCAGTTATAAAGATGTCATCATGACAGAAGATAATGGCGTCATACTGATCATAATACTTCTTAGCCTTGTTATACTGAACACTGAGACCATCAGTATTTTCAGTCCAAACAATTAAGTCAGCACCATAACGAAGGTTCTTAAACTTGTAATTAAGCTCTTGAGGTTCATCGAGTGTAGCCTTCTTAGGTTTATATGGTAACTCGTTGCCCATTCCAAGACATTTAATCAATGGAGAGAACTTAAGAAAAGCATCAACGTTTTGTTTTGTGCAGGTATAGAATAAAATTTTCATATAAAAAATGGGGAGTTACAAATAAAAGAGCCATGAGTAATAATCTTGTCTTTAATAAGTTCACAGACCTTGCCTTCTTCAAAGGGCACTGAGTTTTTAAATTTAGTAGATGAGAAGCTGCCTTCTTTATCATAAAACAAAGTAGAACCAGACCGAATAAGGTAAACTTTATTATCTCTCTCATTTACAATGTAGCATGCAAAGGTACCTTTGAGTAGCTCAGCAACTCGCTTAATAATATCTGGCAGGGGGTCTGTAATTTTCTTATGGTAAAAATATCCAATCAAAGCAGGTATGATACTAGAATCAACTTTAACATCTTCAAATTTAATAAAAAACTCTTCGCACAGCTGTTCAACATTAGTAATAATACCGTTATGAGCTACATAAAAGCGATTCCAGTAAAATGGATGAGCCAGTTCAGGGTTAAATTCTTGATGGACAGTCGTTGGAGCCTGGCAATGACCCAAGTATAGTTTAGCTGGCTTCAGCCTGTTCTCATCAAAAGACTTATCACTCTTAACACAATCAATCCAATCACCTGGGGTTATAGTTAAATAACTAGAGGCTGATACTCCTCTAGGTTTATTTAGCTCGTATAATTTAACAAAAGTTTCTTTAGAAGTAGAACCAAATATTGCGCACATATTATATAAATTTAATCACTCGGCTATATTCAATAGGATCAACCATCTTATTATCCATGAAGCCTTTGACTCGACTAGAGCAAGCTGGGCAATATCCACAAGCCTGCTCTTTACCTTCATAGCAAGTCCAAGTATTCTTGAAGTCAAGGTCTCGGCTAACTCCTAGCTTGATGATATCCTTTTTATCCAGAGTAATCAAGGGAGTAATGATTGAAATCTTATTCTTGCGATTCAGTCCGATAACCTTGCATAGGTTTGCATAAAACTCATTACTAGAATCCCAATACCCAGCCTGAGAGTCAACAAGAGCACTACCGTAATAAACTGATGCAGCTTCAATAGACTCAGCATAAGAACACAAAATCGACAGCATCATTAGATTGCGAAACGGAACATAATTGACTGGCTGAGGGTCTCCAAGTACATCCTTGGTCTGAGCCACATCAATGCTTTTATTAGTAAGAGAAGAAGCAGAAGCAATATCACCAAAGAAACCAATGTCGATCGGACGGTGATATATGTTAGTCTCAGGGTGCTTATTTTTAAGCAGATTAACTGACTTTACTGCACACGCAAGTTCTTTTTCTGCATGACGCTGACCATAGTAAAAACTGATTACGTGTATGTCTGAATATATTTTAGATGCAGCAGCATCATACAAAATTACGGTTGAATCGATGCCACCGCTAACAGGGATTACACACTTACTCATGCTGTGATTATATAGGAAAACAAAAATAAGGGCAACAAGTTTTTACCTCATTGCCCCTTTTTGTTAAAGTCTTTTACTTACCCTTCTTACCTTCCTTCTTAACTTCCTTCACTTCCTTCTTAACTTCTTTAGTCTTGGCCATTTACAACACCCCCTTCCTCATCAGATAATTCATCATCGTTTTCGATGCT